TAAACGTAAGCTTATTATTAAAGAGTTTCCGCCTAAAAGCGTTACAGTCGGAGGTATTAAAGCATATATAGAGTCTCTTGTAAAAGCAGGTATAAAGCCTGAGGTGTTAGTAATTGATTATTTGGGTCTTATCAAATCCAATGACGGAGATAATTCATACTCGCAAGGTAAAGCTGCAGCAGAAGAGCTTAGAGCATTGTCATATTATTTTAATATGCCAGTAGTAAGCGCTATACAGACTAACAGAGAAGGTATGGAGAATCCAAGCCTAGATACAGTGTCAGAGTCTTTAGGTGTAGCATTTACTGCAGATGTGGTGTGGTCTATTCATCAAGAAGAAGGAGATCAAGAACTGGGCATAATTAAAGTCGGAGGTATTAAGAACCGTTTAGGACCTAAACATGGGGCCACAGCAATGCGTATTGATTATACTACTCTTTCGCTTTCTGAAGAAAAAGATTATATAGGATTAACCAAGAACGGGGAAGATTCTAATGAAATATCTAATTTAGAAGCAAAACTGGAAAAACTTTCGTAACTAGCTAAATAGACAAGTGGATCCAAAGAAGATATTTGTTTTTACAGACTCCGACTTAGACGGAGCGGCCAGTCTTTTAACCTTACACTGGGCTCTAAAAGCCAACCCTGGCGATATAAAATTCCATACAGTTACAGTTTCAAATTTTAGAAAAGAATTTTTACTTTGGGCAGCAGAGAACAGTATAGAGAACTACGATGCGGTATATTTTTTGGATCTAGATACAAGTACAAGTTTTGACTTAATTGATAGCAAAAAGTCTATTATTATAGATCACCACGAAACACACGATACAAGCAAATATAAAAATGCTACAACTAATGTTGTGGTTACGTCCTCTTGTGCGAAGTTACTCTATTTACATTTTAAAGACAAACTAACGTCTTTAAATAACGAGCAAAAATATTTAATAGCGTTAGCTAATGACTATGACAGTTATGCCTTTAAACTGCCTGAGTCATATAATCTTAACTGTGCCTTTTCAAACTCTCAAAAAACACTAGGTAAGAACAAGACCTACAAATTTTTAGAACGTTTTTATAATGGTTTTACCGGGTTTACCTCATTAGAAAACAATATTATAAAAGAATATGTAACCGGTAGAGATGCAGCTATATCTACTTTACAAATCTATTCAGGCAATGTACCTATAAGCAAGCAAAACTTACAGATTACCGGGACAATGGGTACCAAATATATAAACGATATTTGCGACCATCTTCTTAAAACTTATAATTCAGATATCGTATTTTTTGTTAACACAAATAGTTCTCACGTTTCTTTTAGAAAAAAGAAAACTTGTAATGTAAATTTAGCTAAACTAGCTGAGTTTTTATGTGGTGGTGGCGGCCACGAATACGCAGCTGGTGGAAAGATCACGGAAAAATTTATGAATTTTTCTAAACAATTGTCCCTAATTACAGCTTAACATGTCTGGAGTAATTGGAGCATTAGAACAAGCTGTTGTAGATAATCCTTTAGATAGTCTAACTAAGGATGAAACAGAATATGAAATTTTAAAATTTTGTTCTTTTTGCTCTATATTGCATAACAAAAAATTAAACAACGTCACCGTGTTCACTCTTATTGTCAAGAACAATATCTACAAAAAGATATTCATGAAACTAATACAAGTTGACAATGAAAAAGAAGCGTTTATTGTGTTTTTAAAGTATAATTCAAATTTATGCCGTAGCAAAGTTGTACGAGAGGTATTAAAATCATGAAGGCTAATGAACGCACCTTACATTTACAATACCTACTTAAGCGTATCGCGAGGGCTTCAGAACAAGCCATGGCGTGCTCGTAAAGATTTTGACGGGTTTGATATTACAATCGACGGAGTAGCTTGTAAAAAATTAGAACTTTTTTTCAAGAAATTTCCGCAGATAGACGTAAAAGAGTTTTTTAATGCTCCTTATCTCATCTATAAAGACGAGCAGCATTTTCCTTTAAAATTTTACACAACCCAGAAAGCAATCGCGGTATATTCAGCAGTACAAAAGCAAAAATTAGAAGAATCCCCTGACACTCAAAATCAGATTGATAATATTAAGAAAAGCCTCAAACATATTGGGTTGACATGTTTAGAGCGTAAAATAGCCTTCGATAGATACTGCTTCGAGAAAAACGGATACACGTATACCCCGATTATTGATTACAGTAATAAACTAATTAACATTTACGTACTGATTAAGTTGCCTTCTTTCGATAGTATGATAAACTCTTTTAACCTTCAAGATAAGGAGCTTTACCTAAAAAACATACACAATAGCATTGGTAAGTTTAAACTGCGATTGAATATGTCTACTAGAGCAAAGAACCTAATTGACGAAGGTTTCAAAATACTAACCAAAAATACTCAAAATTACTAATTATGAAACCTACATTTAATACCAATATGTTCGAAAGCATTAAGAGCGCGCTCGAAAATGCTAAAAATAAGCAAGGAGACGGCGCTAGTTATAAGAATATTCTGCAAATTGCAGCACCTGCTACTTACGTGGTGCGTTTGCTTCCTAACGTTAAGAACCCTGCTGAGACGTTTTTGCATTATTATCATCACGGCTGGAATAGTATCTCCACTGGCAAGTACTTTAGTGTAACTTCTCCGTCGACTTGGGGAGAGCGGTGCCCTGTAAGCGAGCTTTACTTTAAGATCCTTCGCGAGGGCAGTGATGAAGAGAAGAACCGTGCTAAGGAACATCTTAAGCGTAAGGAAAACTGGATGGTTAATGTTTATGTTGTAAGCGATCCCAAAAACCCTGATAATAATGGTACTGTTAAGGTTCTTCGTTATGGCCGCCAACTCAATAAGATTATTGAAGCGGCTATCAATGGAGATGATGCGGCGGAGTACGGCGCTAAGATTTTTGATCTTAGCGAGAATGGATGCAGTCTACGTATTAAAGCTGAGCTTGTTTCGGACAAGCCAGGTGCCCCTAAGTACCCTACGTATACCGCGTCTAAGTTTCTTAGCCCTGCTGCTATCGATGGTATTGATGAAGACAAGATCAATGAGGTCTATAATAACATCTACGATCTACAGACCTTTTTGGATCACAAATCAGCTGATGAGTTGAAAGAGGTTATTAATGTACACTTCTACGGTCAGGAGGCTGCTGCAGCGGCACCAGCGCCTGAGGTTAAGGCTACAGAAGACGTAGAGGAAGATGTCCCTTATGAAGCTCCTAAGCCTGTTGTTAAGCCTGTAGCAGCTACTCCCAGTCCAGTTAAGGCTGCCCCTAAGACTGAAGTAAAGAGCACTAAGTCGAATGATGAAGCAGTAATGGCTATTCTCAACGGCTTGGAAGATCTTTAAGATATGACTGAACAGCAAAGAAGAGAACAAATTATGAAAATGAGGCAGCAGGCGCAAGGGCCTGCTGCGCCCTCTCTTTCTGATGCTGATGCTATGAAAATGGCAGGCAGCACCAACGGGCTCACGCAAGAGCAAATGATTGCTATTGCTATGTTTGGCAAAGTGGTGCAAAATGATGTAAACACAATTAAAAAAGCTGGATTGGGTGATATGAAAGTCAGTGATGTGGATATGTCTAAAGTCATGCCTTCAGGTATTGCTAAAGCTGCCGGTATGGTTATTCCTCAAATACCGGCAGCTATGCCTGTTAATCCGCCTGTAGTACCAGTAATGCCGCAAATGGCTTTACCTTTAGTGAGTCAGCCTGTTGCAGCTAATTCCGACTCTCAATTAGAGTTTAATTTTGACAAAAAAGCTCGTTACGAAGATATTATTGAACATATTGAAAAACTAGAAAAAAAGCTTATTATGGTTAATGAAAAGCTTGATCTTCTTCTAGAAGATAAAAAAAAATTAGTAACGAACCCATAATATGGAACTTAAACTGGTTAAGAAAGATTTTGCAGATAACTTCTTAAATGTTATTAGCAAAACAGTCGACATTGCTTCTATTAAAGCAAATTCAAACGGTATTTATACGGTTTGTAATAAACCCGATACTAGTATTATCCTTCTTGGCAAATACAATACTCCCTTAGATCTTACTGAAGAGGTTACTCTTAATATAGGAGATATTAAAAAACTATTAAGAGTGGTAGATTGTATTGAAGACGAAAATGTTGTATTTAAGATTAATAGTAATAATCTTACCTACAAATCCCCCAGTGTCCAGTTTAAGTACCACTTTTTAGATGATTCTATTGTACCTAAAGTTTCTCTTAAAAAAGAGAAAATAGAAAATCTAGAGCTTGATACTTTCTTTGATCTTGACTATAAAAAGTTTCAAGAGATTCTTAAGGCTAGTTCATTTACTACTGATACTAATAAAATTTATATTTTCGGTCAACCTGATGGTTGCTATTGCGAACTAGGAGACAAAGAAAAAAGCAATACCGATAGCATTGTACTTAAGATTTGTGATACAATAGAAGGACAGCCTTTGTCTCACGTAATACCGTTTAATCTTGATATTTTTAGAGTGATATCTGGTATACGCTTCGAGAGAGCGCGTATCGGTATTAATCTTAAGTTTAAAGTGCTTTCTTTTTTTATTAAACCAACTAACGAGACAGAATTTAAATTTATTATTTCGGGTCTAGTTAAGTAATGGCTAATAAAATTACAACACAGAGTTATTTTATAAAACGACTTAAAGATAGCGGTTATGTCGTTTATAAAATATTTGACGAGTATAATGAAGCTGATCCCCGCTCGTGGACTGTTATGATTGATCCAGGTAATGCATCTATTTTTTGTACTTGTTACGTGAACGATCAATCTATGTTTGGAGAGACTTATTTTGAAATCTACGATGGTGGTCAATATATACCTGAAAAGTTTAAGTTGAAGACAGATTCAATTGAGGTTATAATAAGCTATTTAGTTAAACATGGAATCAATAACAAATCAGACAACTACAACAGCAAGTCGAATTCAAACATATAATTTTACCAATATGAGCAAAAACGGTCTACAACACCCCCTTCTGCCTACTGCTAATAGTAGTATGCTTGTTAGTGATAGCGAGAAGAAGGAGATTATTGAAAAAGCGGCTATAGCTTATGAAGGCTTTCTTGATGCTCTACGCATAGACTGGCGCAACGATGTAAATAGTGCGGACACACCTCGTCGTGTCGCTAAGTCTTATGTTTGCGATCTTATTAAGGGCTGCTATGAAGGACCCCCTAAGATCACTACATTTCCTTCTGATGGATATGACGGTATTGTAAGTCAAATGAATATCCCGGTTACGTCTATGTGCTCTCATC